GTAAACTCTTGGACGGGGATACCCATCGCACGTAATTCATAAATAAGGGGCGCGCCGGATGCTTTTGCTTCAACAACAAACGCGTCTGGCTCCCATTCTTTGTACATGTCAAACGCAACCTTCTTGAGTTCAGGAAACTCCATCCGTCTTTTAAACGCATCCAACATGATGATATGAGCATTGTCCTCATTCTCGTCCATGTAGAAAACCCCCCATGTTGTACATGCAGAGTAATCTGATCGCTCATTCTTGGTGAACGCAGTGTCCCAGCTCTGGATGATGTATTCGCATCTAGGTGGATCTTCCTTCTCCCAGAGCTGCCACCACTCCCTCTTAATGATTGCGCCCTCTTCTGAAGTCGGGCTTTGTTGGTATTGAGCATTCCACTTACCCGCCGGCAATTCAGAACGAAGAGCCTCTAATTCTTCTAAAGACCAGAACTGCGGCCAGAGAGGATTTCCGCTCGGCATGATCGCAGGGAAATCAATGATCTCCCATTCATCGTTTCCTTCTCGGTCGATGGAGGACTGGACTATCCTGCCGGTCAAGTCTTTCTTGCTCCAGCGGGTCATCACGACAATGATTGCCCCACCCGGCTGTAGACGCTGACGAGGACCAGATGTGTACCATTCGTAAACCCTGTCGAATACGGTAGGGTCTCCTGATGCTAAAGCAGCCTCTTGTTCAGAATGAGGATCATCGATAATAAGAAGATCAGCACCTTTACCCGTCACAGTACCTCCGACTCCAATCGCAAAGTATTCGCCGTTCTGATTTGTCGCCCACCTTCCGGCCGCCTTGCTGTCAGACCTCAAGTTTACGTTAGGAAATATCTTATGGTACTGTTCTGAGCTCACAAGGTTCCTGACCTTACGCCCAAATCCTACCGCGAGTTCTGCTGTATTAGATGTCTGGATGATCTTCTTTCCAGGGTACTTACCTAAAAACCAAGCCGGCAGTAGATAAGATGCAAACTCAGACTTCGTATGTCTGGGCGGCATGTTGATGATCAGTCGCTTGATTTTGCCTTCCGCTATCTCCTCGAACTTCCTGGCCATCACTTTATGATGCCGTCCGTGTATAAAGCCCGGCCACATCTCACCTACAAATTTCATAAAGTCGCCTTGAGCCTGCTCGATATTCAAACTCTGTTTGTACACCTCAAACATGTTCATCATCTCAGACGCCATCTCATCGGGCATCTTCATGATCGCTTCAATGATTTGTTCGTCGTTCATTGAATGTTCTTGAACTTAACATAAACAGGCCGCACGCTTCGAGCTTTGCCAGGAAGTCTCTTACACACACCTATATCACAAAGAGCCTTTATCTGCCGATGCACATTAGCCCGTCCCTTATCGCCCGTCTGGTACATGATGTCATCGATAGATGGCCCATACCCATAAGACTTCCACCACTCATCTATCACCAAAAATATCGTCTTTTGTTTCTCAGTCATATATATTCCCATGCACTCGTCACGATTCTTAAAAATGGGCACCCCCCTCATCGCTCGTAACTCTTTGATAGTATTGATTATTTTAACTCTCATAAGCTCTTACTGCCCATTGTGTCACCTGTATTCACCACAAACTTATTCATGTGACACAATGGGCACTTGCGGATTTTTGTAAAAAATATACCCCCCCACCTTTTATTTCTCGCTCTCAGAAACATTTTTCCAGAACTCTTCGTTAGGGATGTCTTCGGAAAAAGGGTTGGATTGTTTGAGTGGAATAGTATGCGTACCTGCGGCGGGCGCGGGCACGCGCTCAGTCGGTGGTGGGGGTGCGGTGGGGTCGACCGCGGGCGGTTTGCCGTCTTTTAACTCCTCCAACAGGTCTAGACTGTCGTCTTTACCCTTCACCTCTACATCCACAACCGCTCTCAGGCGCTCGAGTAGCTTCGCCTTTAGGTTGGTTGATTGGTGAATGATTGTCGTCTCTTTGCGCTCCATGAATGCGCCCACTTCGTAGAGCTTACCGATTAGCTCGAGCGCCTTGATTTGCTGAGCCGGAGGGGTTTCAGGATTGATAGAGTGATTGACCAATTGATGGATGAGGTGCGCTCTCAATTGTACCGGTGTGCGGTGTTTCTCCGCCTCTATTGCAAGCTTATACGCTTCGACCTCTCTGCTGACCCTCGGGTCACGCGCGACCACATACGGCTCTGAGTTTAGCGTGTACTCGCTCTTTGCGTCATATGTCTCTTTATACGCTTGTCTCTTACTCATTGTTCCCAGCGCCAGTTTCTTTGCGTACTCTCTTTGCTTATGGGTGAGCGCGTTTTCTTTGCCGGTAATCCCTAGTATGTGGTCTATGGGGACTTGATCTAATCCTTCCCTTATCTGCTCTCTCGTGAGCTTAGGAATGCGGGCTTGTTTCTTCGCGGGTTTATCTGCGGTCGATGTATTCATTAATGGGCTCTCCTACTATTTTCCGTGAGTATAAACCGAGAACCTCAGACCGTGCAATACCCGCGCCTTCATCCAACCCAGTCACAACCCCATCAAATCAAATACATCCCTTTATAAATCAACAACTTACATGAGTTGGCACGGAAATTGTCTGCTATTAAGGTATACACCTTGAAATTTTGAGGTGTATGTTTTATCAACCAACTGGAGAACCTTCATGTATTCAAAATTCAAAACCCTTGAAAATCTAATCGATTACCACCTCACCAGTGAGCAAACCATGTTCCTCTGTGACTTGACCGGCCTAAGTGTTGACGACCGCGGGTTTGACTCGCTCCAAGCGTGGTTTGATGGAATTGATTTGTTTTATAACTCAGCTTGCACAATGCGTCGTTCTGGTGGATCGTTTGCCGGTGCGATTGGCGACGCCTACCAGTGCGCCGACTCTCGCAACCGCGTTATCTTAGTGAACGCCTTCAAAGATTTATTCGTTCGCTTTATGCCTAGTGTGACTGAAGAGGCTTGATTAGCCGAAACCCCGAGAGGGGTCTCACACAACTATTGGAGAACCCATGACATCTTTTATCTTAGACACACCCGAGGCCATTAATCAATATCGCTTACTCGCCTTATACCAAGCGCTCAAGCTTGAAACCCAAGGCCTCAAGTTTAGAGGTGGCTCTGTATACGCTCGAATTAAAAAAGAGTTCGGGCTTAAGGGAAACAAGCAAAGTGTTTTAGATCAATTTGGCGCATTGATCGGCAAAGCTTAACTGATGAGACCTAATTGGTCGAAACCCGCGGGCGCGGGTCTTAAGCAACTGGAGAAAAAATTGACTAATCTTTATACAAAATTTTGGGGTTACTACATTATTAAAACCGCGGTCTGTCTTGGAGGGTATGTGGCCACTATCGCCCAGGGCGCGCCTAGTGAGACCCTTTTAATTGTTGGCGGGCTTTCAGCCTTTGCCGTCCCAGTATTTTATTATTTCGGAGAGTAAACAATGTATACCGCTCAAATCAACGCATTCGGCAACATCATTGTATGTAAGGGCGACCAAGTCCGGAATTCTTACCGCGTAATCTTTACCGGCTCTTATGCCGACTGTCTGCGCCTCAAACTTGAAAAGCATAACTGATGAGACCTGATGGGTCGAAACCGGCTCAAGTCGGTCTTATGCAACAACCAAGGAAACAAAACCATGAAAAACGAAATTCTCCACGCATTACGCACTTTCGCGCAAAAGCGCCCAAATCTTGAATATGGCAATTATGGGAGTCCCTCAAGCTATCGCTCAGAGTCTCGCGCTATTACAAGAGACCTACACCATGCGCGCGCTTTACTTTGCAAAGTGGAGCGATCAAGCATTACCGCTCAAGACTTGATCAAGGCCAGTATTGAGGCATTTTCAGGCCGTCTAACCATCATACCCGCCAACTCTTACAACGATGAATTTAGGATTGATTATTGCACCGGTCAATACTTCGCGACCGAATACCGCAAAGCGGTCTGCGCGGTACTGGCGCGCGCGCTTTGGAATCATTGGAGGGAAGACCGGAAAGATGGCGACCTAATGACAACAGGCCAACAACTTCGCGCGATAGCCCGCTCAGAGCTTGGCGCGCCCTTGGCAAAAATTTATTTTGGCTAAGCATTACTGATGAGGCTTTAAGAGCCGAAACCTCGCAAGAGGTCTAATGCAATTACAAGGGGAAACAATGACAAACGAACAAATAATTGAGCTATATCAGCGCAAATTGAATATGACGCTGGCCGAGTTATCAGCGATCACCGGCAAATCAATCAAAGATCTTAAAAAAATACTGATGGGGGCTTAAACCATGCGAGTAATTATGCTTAAAAAAGACGCGAGCGCACTCACGGGCGGGCTCACTCAGACATCAAAAATGCCTTGTAAATCTTATTCCCTCCCGACCGAGGCGTGTAAGACCGGCTTCAAGATGTCGAAAATAGCGGGCTCGGTCTGCGCGGTCTGTTACGCAGATCGTAATTTCTATAAGATGTACGAAAAAACAATTAAGCCGGCTCAATTTGCGCGCTTGGACTCATTG